TCAATTCATGTTTTGTAATGTTACGTTACTTTCATTTATGTTTTCAAGCACTTCATCAATGAACAAAGAACGATAATGTGGGCACTCAAGAACGCCCTTGTTTCTGGCTTCCCGATACACTTTGGAGAACAACTTTGCTTTCTCCTTGTCAGTGGTCGGTAGTTCCTCTATGGGAGTACCAAGGAACCGGCATCCCCAACCTTTACAGGTGGGGGTAAGGGAGCAGTGTTTTGGGTTTTTCCACTGACATAAGCAGTTAGCAATTATATTGTTCATAATATCACAATAACATTAATCTTTGTGCTCATACATATCAATTGCCTTAAAGAAATCATCCTCATAATTATAGATGTCATCTAGATTCTCAATGATATGTTTTACATCTTTTTTGTTTTCATCAATAGTGGCTACATATTTAGTAGCTGTATTAAAGTACATACGACAAATAGGTTTACGGTTATTATCGTCAAGTAAAATGCTGAAGTAAGTCTGTGCATCACGGTATACTATACGAGATATATCCACTTTCTTTCTACAAATAGCTTTTACGATTCTGTATGCATCCAATTCCTCTTCTGTGGTAACAATCTTAGATTCTGTGATTGCTTCTGCTTCAGTTTCTTCTGTTGTAGTTCCAGGATTCTTTGTTTGACTTTCCTCTACTTTGGAATCACTGACAGTCAAAGCTCCTTTCAAACGGTCATTAATAATATCGTTGATATGTGAAGAAATGGCGCGTTTAACCAAAGGTGTGAACTGATCTATTATGTTTTGAAGCATTCTACCATCATAAACTTTTGTGGCAAACATTTTTACGAAATCAGTACTAGGAGAGGAGAATTCTTCTTGTATGATAGCTTTTAGTTCTCCCATATATTTTAATTCACTAGCTGAGTTCAAAATATTGTCTATGTCAAAATATGATTTGTGGAATTTCTTCAATTCTTCAATTTGATTGTCTCTTAAATCAGTGATATCTACTTCCAGAAATGGCTTATCATCCATTATGTTAGGCTCTTTTAAATCAGTATAGAATCGGTAAATAATGCCATTGGTTAAAAGACCGAATTTAGCTTTTGATACATTGAAATAGCGTAACAGTTGGTTGTCATGCAGATTTAAGTCTTGTTTCCAATGTTTGCATTCAATCAAAAGAATAGGTTGGTCGTCTTTCATAATAGCATAATCAATCTTTTCTCCTTTTTTTGTACCGATATCACATGTCATCTCAGGAAGTACTTCCAAAGGATTGAATACATCATATCCGAGAGTATTAATAAAGGGCATGATAAAAGCATTTTTTGTTGCTTCTTCTGTCTGAATGTTTTCTTTCAGCTTTTCGATTCTATCTGCGAGCTGTTTAATAGTGTCTTTAAAATCCATAGTATTGGAAATATTAAAAGTTTATTATTATGTAAAAATTATTCTTCTATATTGTTGTGATTAGTTTTTTCATTCTCTGTTGCTTCTTTTTCAATAGCTTCTTTAATTAAGTTTTTGACTTTTGCCAAATCTTCATCTTCAGTATCTTCTTGGTAAATTATATTTTTTACGTTTCTATCGAAATAATAGATATAGTTACCAATTGTAGAATTACCTCCTTTTGTTTTGCATCTAAATTTGTGCGTAACTTTCCATCCATAGAATTCAGGCTTGATGTTTTGCGCAAGTTGTTTTATGGTATCAGATTGAGCATTCATTATTTCAATATATAAATTAGCCTTTTTGAGTTCTTTATCAGCTTTTTCTTTTGCTTTATAGTATTGTTCTCTTCCATATTCTGAATAAGAATCACTCCATATATCCATGCTGCTGTGTGCTTCTTTTATTTCCTTTAAAGCCTCATTTGCATCTTTCAAAAATTCATTGAGAATATATCCATATTTAATAATGACTGAATCAGTATAGACTGATAAAAAAGCACTATCTACTTTGGTTTCTATCGGCTGATAGCTCTCAAAATCATATAATGTTTTGAACATTTCATTTTTGATTATTTCCAATGCTTTTTCTTCTTTTGATTTACACCCTGATAGAATGAATATGGCAGTCAACGCCATGATAATTACATTTTTCATAATAATATTGTACTAATTTATAACTTTTAAATTGTATTTACCATCCTTTGTCTATTTGTATTTTGATGACTTTCCAAACAGACTTAATCATGCTTTTAGGAAGTTCTTCATCCGGTACATTGGCATTGTGAGATATACACCAGATGTATTCATTAGGATTTTCATTATAGCGTGATACTTCTTTAGTAATTCGGCGGCCATCGGTAAGTTCGATAACGAAAATATTACCATAACCGAAATATTCTTGCCAATTTAAGACTTGGCGAAGCAGTAAAAGGCTACCTGACGGGCAGGTAGGCACCATACTATTTCCAGATTGTATAATGCAAATGTCTCCTTCTTTGGCATCGGTGAAAGGGGCATATCCTTCTATATATTGGGGCTCCCCTATGATGGCATTCGGGGAGTGCATTCCCCCAACGCTATCAATATGTACGATAGGTATAAGCTTATAATCGTACTGAATTTCACGTGATTTAGGAGCATAATTTTTGTGTATAGTAATTTCATTTCCTGTTGGATATTCTCCGATGAGCATCTCTCCTTCTCCCGTTAACAACCAGTTTGTATTTAAATCATGAAAGAAATTAGATATTTTATCTATCGTTGAACGCCTGGTGTTGTCTCCCATTTTAGATACTGCGCCATTGCTTAATCCAACAGTCTTTTCAAACATTTGAACGGTTAAACCAGTATAATCAATAAAATGGGATAGTCGTTCTTTTAATCCAGCCATAATAGAGTTAATTAGAGTTAATATCTAAAAATAATTAGATTTGTTGTTTGTTGAATTAGATATTAAATCTATCTTTGCATCATCAACAATAACAACAACAGCAAAGTAAGCGAGTTTTGTCGAGATAACCAAAAAAACAATATACCTAAAAAGGAGTAAGACAATGAAAAAGTACGATTTACGCAAGATTATGAAAACGGCTCATGAGATATACAGAAAGTATTTCAAGCTATACCAGCTTACTCACGGTGTACAGACTTTCGGTGACTGCATGAAAGTTGCTTGGGCTAATGAAAAGAAGCGTATCGCTGATGAAGAAGCAAGAAAAGCAGAGAAAGAAGCTATGCAAGCTGCTTTAATACAACCGGAAAGAAGAAGTACTTACGATTGCTTCAACGCTCCATCTTCCGCCTACTACAATCCAAACAGCAAAGGTGCTTTCGGTTCTCGTTACGTAGGCGACTAAATATAAACAAAGCTGCAGAAAAGGTCAGTGCTATACCGGTGATAAAAGCCGCGAGGGTTCGTGATAGCAAGCGGACACTTTACCCTTCACCGGGCAGCTTTCCCAAAATTGATAAACTTAAAACCAAAAGATATGCTACAACAAGAATTTGAAGAGAGAACAGGATTAAAACTATCGGTTGAGGGTTATGCAGAGGTTGAGGAATGCTACATGAATACAGACCTTGATAAAGACGCTTTTTGTAAGCTGTGGATTGAGAATCCAACCGCACTTAAAGAGATAGAACGAAAGACTGTATCAGTACGTGAACTTTACGAGGAACGTAAATGCCTTTCTAACTTCTTGATAGACCAAGCCGAAAAATGGAGCGCAAGCGATTTGAGAGAAAAGGCAATCTCCATGATTGGTGAATGTGAATATCTCAGAAGAAAGATTGCTAAAGGCTACAATCTTTGGGAAGCGGATAAAGAGTTGCTTTTAGATATTCTGAAAAAGTAGAAATAAATCTCTATCCGGTCTTTGAGCCTATCCTTTGATGGGAGATAGAGAACAAGATGGAGTGATTGCCCTAAGTAGTCCGTTCCAGAAAGCGATACTGGCGCTTACCCTCAAACCCAACATAGAGGACGCGAGAGATACCCGGAGTAGCAAGAATTTGCGATGATGTCTGAATGGGAGTTCAGAACGAGCGAAAGATTTGCAACGGTGCGAAATGAGAAGCCGACACGCCCCGAACGGTCATGTAGTGAAGTACAATAGCTGATAACTCCGTTGAGAAGAGCAGAGAGAGCTTATCGGGGCACGAATATTAATTAAAAATAGAGAGAAAATGAATGAAATAATAGATTACATTAAAGATTCGCCAATCGAGTATGCGATTGATGCATTGTCAGTGAATTTTGTGTTGCAAACACTCCTCTCAATAGTATTACTTCCCTTTATATTATACCTTTTTTGGAAAGTTTTTAAAGAGTTGTTTCGAGGAAGGCGTAATAATTATGGTAAAAAGATTAACCTATGAAAGCAATTATAGAAAAGCAAGTAAGCATACTTCCTGAGAATGGTAGATTTGTCAGTAAGAGCGATACCGGGAGAGAACCTTGTATAGTAATTATCAAACTGTTCTCAATTCCGATATACAGAAAAGAAGTGATTATTTCCAAATGAGTTTTAGTAACTCAGAATAGGGAAGTTTGGTTATAATACGCTTCAAATAACCTTCGAGGAAAGAAATTTCGCAACCACCTTCTTTTAAAGGATGTACACTTTGAATAGCATCAAGATTAATGATACATTTTTCCTCGTTAACAGGGATTTCAATGAATTTACTCATACTTACTTAATTTTTAGATTTTGCACTCCAAAGTTAAGTAAATCTCCCGAATAAAGCGTGATGCCGCCAATCGAATTGGTTCGGGAGAACTCAAATATTAATCATTAAAATTTTATAGTAATGAAAAAGAAAATAATCACAGAGAACTACACTCCGGCTTTGAGAGATATGGAAGTAGGAGATATTCTTACTTTCCCAGTGAAAGCGAAGCCTTCAATCAAAGGAACAATAATTCCTCGGTTAAGAGAGGAATTTTGTGTTGAAGGCGCAGACTGGAAAGTAGGAGAGACTGATAAGAAAAAAGGTCTTTTTGATGTAGAAAGGGTTGCGTGATGATTTCCCTTTCTCCTGCGGAAATGCTTGTTGCAAATGAGTATTGCAAGGGACTTGCCGACAAAGAGGTAGCAAATAATCTGAGTAAGTCTGTTTGGACTATCAAGACACAGAAACGGACTATCTATCGAAAGTTAGGCATATCCAAAGATACTGAATTGCTTCTGTATATGATTTGCGACAGGTTGAAACGCAATTTTGATTTGAACGAGTTACGGAAGCATGGACTTGAACTTTTATTCTCCATTCTTTTCGTAGTGATGCAAGTTACTTGTAATGATATTGATTTGCGGAGAATGAAAACACCCTCACGAGCACGTACTGCAATGCGCTATATAAGAATAGGGGGGCGGAGTAATAATAATTTTAATTTTTGGGCAGCATGATATATGAGGTAAACGGTAATTTACGCAGTTCCATGTTGATTGATGGGACGGCGGAGGCAAGATTGGCAGATATACTTACCATCATGGATAAGCGTACCTTTCCTAAGAGAGAATCAGAAAGAATAGTAGGTGGGCCAGGTAGATTGAAAGCTTTGGTAAATTCTCGAAGAGTGAGAGTTGAATATAGACCTAATGGACGAAGTTATTACAACGCTTCGGATGTGTTGAGTTTTGCAAAAGTAAGAAAAGGAAGAAACCATGAAAAGAATAATTCTCAACGTGCTATTGCTTAATATATTGGCTTTACCTTGTTTGGCAATGTTTAATGGTGTTGACCCGGTAACGGGAGAGTGGAACTATACTATTAACCTTTTTGGTATAGTGTATTCGGTTTGGTTTTGTCATAATGTGTTGAAGAAGATAATAAAGATATAAACCTCAGCGGAGGAAGTGTTTATACAAAAACTTGTTTTAGTTAGACTACTGCCGGCAAGGTCTGTGAAGATATAGCGGGCAGAAACGGGTAATTAGCTCAGTCAGGTAGAGCGGTACATGATTATTTAATGTTGGTAATTTGTCATGGTATTATTTAAAGGTTTCATTCATGTACAGGTCGTGGCGTTCAAATCCCACATTACCCACGAGGATAATCCTCTATTTATTAACCAATAATGCCGGCGAAAAGGACGTCGTAGGGAGAATGCCCCTATTTGAGTTTTATACTTTAAACTATCTTGTTAACTACCCTTCCCGGTGTGGCTTGGCCGCCTATCCGGGAGCAATGCCCAAGCGAGGGCAGATATAGTTTAGTATTTTTATTTGGTTGTGCTGAGGTGTTCTGTCTGTGAAGATAGTACACCTTTTTCTTATTCGGGAGTTCGGTGTAATGGCTAACACACCTCATTCGAGGAGACTGGCGGTTCGAGTCCGCCAACTTCCACGATATTTTTTTTATTAACCACATAAATTTTATCATTATGAGTTTGATTAAGAAACCTAACGAGCTGACCGTTAAGACTACATTGTCAGCGCTGATTTATGGACAACCAGGTATGGGTAAAACGACATTGGCATTATCTGCCCCCAACCCTGTGCTTTTCGATTACGACGGCGGTATTCACCGTGTCAATGCGGCCCATCGTGTACCCACTGTTCAGATTACAAGCTGGGATGAAACGAATCAGGTACTTGCTTCTGAGGAAATCAAAGAGTTTGATACGATTGTGATTGATACCGCCGGAAAGATGCTCTCTTTCATGGATAAGGCTATCATGGCAGCCAACCCGAAAATGAAGAAAGCTGACGGAACTCTTTCATTACAGGGGTATGGAGTGAGAAAGAATATGTTCATCAGCTTTGTAAATCAGGTAACCTTAATGGGTAAGTCTGTAATCTTCGTGGCCCATGAACGGGAAGAGAAAGTCGGTGATGAAAAACAGATACGCCCGGAGATTGGCGGTTCATCTGCCGGCGACTTGATTAAGGAACTGGATTTGGTCGGTTATATGGAAGCCATTGGCAAGGATAGAACAATCTCCTTTGATCCGTGCGAAAAGTTCTACGGTAAGAACACCTGCAATCTTTCTTCACGTATCAAAATACCTGTCATTATTGATGCTTCCGGTACCATTACGGGAAAGAATGATTTTATGACGAACATTATCAATACCTATAAAGAGTATCAGACAAAACAGACAGAGTTATCTTCAGAATATGATAAGGTTCTTGAGGTTATTCGTGATACAGTGGAGCAGGTGACCGATATGCAGTCGGCCAATGAGGTACGGGAAGCGATTGCGGGAATGAGCCATATCTTTGATACTAAGGTACGGGCCGGTATGATGCTTAATGAAAAATGTAAGAAGCTTGGATTAAAGTTTAATAAACTCAGCAATAAATATGAACCGGCAGCCTAAGTACAGATTTTACCCGTCGCTACTCGATAAGTTCGAACAGTATCTACGGGCTGATGAACAGGTGGAAAGCTTCTGGAACATTGACAACGAAACGGGGGAATATAAGAAAAGTCCCGAAGAAATTGAAGCGGAGCTCAAGCAAAGCCTGCTTGATGCAATAAACCGCGTTCCGTTTGAGAGTGAGGCGGCCGATAAAGGGACAGCATTCAATGCTGTCATTGACTGTTATATCCACAGGAAAAAACATATTCCAAGCGAACGGGAACCATATACCATTGTCGGTGATGAAGAAACCAACATTATTCAGGTTGACTTCCCGCCTACGGATATAGCGCCTGCCCGTCATTTCTTGTTTGACCGGGCATGGTGTATTGAGCAGTCGAGATATTTTGCCGGTGCATTGTCCCAGGTCTTTGTCTCTGCCATTATCTCCACCCGTTACGGTGATGTGGAGCTTTACGGGTTTATAGACGAACTTCTCCGGGACATTGTCTATGACATCAAATCAACATCCAAATATGATTTCGGTAAGTATGAACATGGATGGCAGCGGCATGTATACCCTTATTGTCTGATTGCTTCCGGTCAGATGGAGAGTGTGAAAGCGTTTGAGTACACTGCCTATCAGTTGAAGGGCGGTACCAGTCGGACACCACTAATCAGCGGAACGCAGTACCCGGAATACTACACCTATAACCACGAACAGACGGTTAAACTGTTGACCGCCCACTGTGAGCATTTCATAGAGTTTTTGGAAGCTAACAAGGAACTTATTACAGACAAGAAAATCTTTGGGTTAGAGTAATGGCACAAGAAGCAATTTTAGAAAAGGTTAAGGGTGAGGTACACATGAGCAAATCTTTTGACTTCATGTGTTCCCAACTTCGTAATGGTCGGTACCGTGTGAAAATCGAACGGTTCACAGAGCCGCGGACATTATCGCAGAATGCTCTTATGTGGCTTTGGTTCACTTGTATTGAGCAGGAAACGGGGACGGATAAACAGGATGTACACGACTATTACTGTAACCTTTTTCTTAGAAGAGCTTCCTATATCAAAGGTAAAGAAACGGTTATCGCCGGAAGCACCTCGAAACTCAATACAGTGCAGATGACGGACTTTCTGAATAAAGTACAGGCCGATGCCGCTGCCGAACTGGGAATAACACTCCCTCTTCCGGCTGACCGCTACTATAACGAATTTATCAACGAATATCAAGACAGGAGATAGAAATGAATATCACAAAAGCAAAAATAACGAAGGCCAACACGCTTGTTGCCACTTTTAAGAACGAGAATGAGGATAATGTGACTGTTGAGGGAAAAAATCTTATTCATAAGGATTTACGTGCTGCATTCGATGAACTTATCCCTCACCTTACTTTCCTCTGTGAGCAAAAGGAAGCTGACGGTAAAGATTCCATAGATGAATTGCCGGAAGAAATCTTCTCTACATTTGAGGTTACCGGCTATACAATCGGTGGTTCCGACGATAATACCGGTGTTACTTTGGTCGGTAAACGCTTTCTCAAAAGTAAAAAAGTGCTCAATCTCATTGCACCGTTTACCATGTTCAACAATGAGAACGAGGAATACGAACACGCCTTTGAGCTGCAGCAAGCCATTGATGCTTGTAATTATGAAGTAGAACAGTATCTGACTGCAAAGAAATGGGCAGTAGTTCAGCAGGAACTTCCATTTGATGAAAGTGCTCCGACTGATATAGTGGCTGACCCAGTAGAGGGCGCCGCTTTTGAGGAGGAAGCTAACGAGTTCCTCAAACAAGTGGCGGAACAGACTGGTACTACTTTGATTGTGAACGGTAAGAAAGTGAAACCGCGTCATTCACGCAGTAAGAAAGTTAAAGAAACGGCAGCTTGATTATGGCAGCACCTTTTTGTATCACCAAATATCCGGACGGTTTCAAACTTAAATTCATGTATCATCCGATGCTGATTAAATGTGTGAAGAACATCCCGTCAGTCAAGGCAAACGCTAAAAAGGCTTATCTTTTTAATGAAAAAGCCTGGTGGGTTGACCTTGCCGATGAATGGTATGTCAACACTATGGCAAATTGGGCGGTACAATATGGATATTGCGGATCGGTACAGCGGTCGGAGCAACGAAAAGCTGATATAACTTTTGACATTGCTCCGATGCCGCAACTGACCGTACCCCATGGGTTACTCCTTGAACCATACGATTATCAGAAAGAGGGCATTGCATACGCTTTGTCTCATAAACGGTGTATCTTCGGTGACCAGCCGGGACTCGGTAAGACGTTACAGGCAATAGGTACGGTAACGATTGCAAAATCTTACCCCTGCCTTGTTATCTGTCCGGCAGCGTTGAAAATAAACTGGCAACGTGAGTTCAAGAAGTTTGCTGGAAAACAGGCTTTAATTCTTGATGATAAGAACAAAAATACTTGGCAGCGCTTCATTGAAACCAAGTGCTGTGATATTTTCATTACTAACTATGAGTCGCTGAAAAAGTTCTTTGTTCTGGACGTTAAGGATGATGTACGGTTTACGATGAAATCAATCTCTTTTGACCCTCGTATAACGCTTTTCAAATCAGTTATTATTGACGAGTCCCATAAATGTAAGTCTACCAAGACCCAGCAAAGTAAGTTTGTTGAAGGTATCTGCAAAGGTAAGGAGTTTATTCTTGAACTGACAGGAACACCTGTTGTGAATGATAACACCGACCTTATACAACAGCTTAAGATAATGGGACGTCTGGAAGACTTCGGCGGGTATAAGACATTTACCGAGCGCTTCTGCAACGGACCGAAGAAAGCATCCAATCTGAAAGAACTGAATTGGCGTCTTTGGAATACATGTTTCTTTCGGCGTGAGAAAGCAAAGGTATTGACCCAACTTCCGGACAAGACTCGGCAGTATATCGAAATGGATATAACTACGCGGTTGGAATACGAAAAAGCGGAGAGCGACCTTATACAATATCTTCGTGTGTTTAAGAATGCGGACGATGAGAAAATCGCTAAGTCCATGAGGGGAGAGGTTATGGTAAGGATGGGCATTTTGAAAGCCATTTCCGCTCGTGGAAAAATCAAGGCGGCTGCCGAGTTTATTCATGACGTTATCGATGGGGGAGAAAAGCTGATAGTATTTGCTTATCTGAAAGAAGTAGTAATGGAACTGAAAAAGATGTTTCCTCAAGCAGTAACGGTTACAGGTGAAGATAATGCTATCCGGAAGCAGATGTCAGTAGATGCTTTCCAAAATAATCCGGATTGTACACTTATTATTCTGAACTACAAATCGGGTGGTACGGGGCTTACGCTGACTGCATCTAGTCGTGTGGCCTTTATTGAGTTCCCATGGACGTTCAGCGATTGCGAACAGGCGGAAGACCGGGCACACCGTAACGGCCAGAAGAATAATGTCAACTGTTACTATTTCCTTGGAAAGAATACCATTGATGAATATATGTATGATGTCATTCAGCGGAAGAAGGGTATAGCTAACGGAGTGACCGGTACTGATGATGTAGTTAAGGAGAATGTGATAGATATGGCTATGGACTTATTCAAAGGTAGATTATGAGAAAGAAACAAACTACACCGCAATCGGAAAGTCAGATACAGCATAGTTGTCTGACTTGGTTTCGGCATCAATATCCGTCTTTAAGCCGTATGCTGTTCGCTGTTCCTAACGGTGGGAAACGCGATGCCCGTACCGGCGCTCAGATGAAATATGAAGGCGTTTTACGTGGCGTTGCCGATTTGATACTTCTTATCCCTAAGAAAGGTTTTGCGTCTCTCTGTATAGAGATGAAAACTCCGAAGGGGCAACAGAGAGAGGAACAAATTGAATGGCAGAGAGAAGCGGAAAAGTATCGAAATAAATACGTTATCTGCCGTTCTCTTCAAGATTTTATGAACGAGGTTAATTCCTATCTACGATGACTTATATTGAACTAATCAATAATTTTTGGAATGTGAGGCGTATTAGACCGATGACAAGTTACGAGGCTGATTTATATTTTTATCTTCTGAAAGAATGTAACTCGAGAAACTGGACTAATCCGTTCGAATTGCCGACGAGAGATGTAGAGTATGCTCTATCCATCTCACGCAAAACAATTTGTGACCTGCGCAACAAACTCCAACAAAAAGGATTGATTTCTTTTAAAGAGGGGAATAAACGTGGTGGAAGTGCCATTTATACGATAGTTTATGTTACCTGTGGAAACATAAGTGGTAACATAAATGGTAACATAAACGGTAACATAAGTGGTAACATAAATGGTAACACTATAATAAAGAATAAGACAAAGACTAAGAATATAGGAGGAGATAACTCTGACGAGTTATTCCCACCGGAGCCACCACCGAAAAAGAAGCCGCCTAAAACTAAAGTGGAGTTTATACCACCGACCGTCGAAGAAGTAAGAGAGCATTTCCGGGGCAAACTTCCCGACTGGGAACTGCAAGCGGATATTTTCTACAACCATTTCTCCGGTCTTGGTTGGAAAACAGTCACCGGTGCCAAGGTTGAACGTTGGGACAGCCGGGCCAATCTTTGGATAATCGAAAAAAAACAGCAAGGTAATGGAAAAACAGAACCCCAAGGACAAAACGGTCGGGATGCTGATAAAGCAGCAAAGGCAAGAAACCTCATTGCGGAGTATGCGGCCATCGAGCAGGGATGTGATGCTGTCGGCCATCAAGCAGAGATACCCGACCTTTAGCCAAGCATCTGCCGCATATTCGACATCGCTCCAGCCGATACTTCTTGCCGACCTTGATAAAGCGTACAGTGAGAAGTCCCCCACGTTGTCAGACCTTGAACGGATGTACGGTGACGGCTCCTCGTCTTTGTGGGCAAAGACGCAGCTACTGACTATTGATTTTGCCTCTGCCACAAAAGAGAGTGCTGATGAAAATGCTTTGAACGAGTTCTCAAACTTGTTTGTAAGGCAGTACCACTACATCAAGCTGACCGAATTCATTCTATTTGTCGCCCGGTTCAAGCTGGGCAGATACGGTAAATTCTACGGTTATTTCGACACGATAACTATTGGCGAGGCTTTCCGCAAGTTCCTCAAAGACCGGTCGGATGAGCTGGATATAATCATCCGGAACCGCAATAATCGGGCACAGGAGCAACAAGCACCTGTAGAGCGGAATCACCAACCACCCGACGACTTACGGGCAAAACTCAAATTAAGATGAAAGACATAAAACTGATAGCGACTATTCTGTCAATTCTGACAGCGTATGCCGCTTTTTATTTTGTCTGCTACTGGATAGCGGACTATTGTTTAAGGACTTATTTGTAACGCAATTATGGAAAACAAAACTTTCAAAGAAGCTATCAAGAGTTATCTTGATGAACGTGCCAGGACTGACGAACTGTTTGCCAAGTCCTACGCAAAGGAAAACAAGAATTTGGACGAGTGCTGTTCTTACATCATGGGGGAAGCCCAGAAGCGAGGCAATGCTGTATGTATTTCTGATAACGAGGTATTTGGTATGGCCGTACACTATTACGACGAGGACGACATAAAAGTCAATAAACTTCCTGCCGGCACGAGAACCGTCACTTCCATTTCACCCAAGGCGGTGAAGTTGACTGAGGAAGATAAACAGAGGGCTCGTGAGGAAGCGATAAAACGTCTTACCGAAGAGCAATATGTTTGGCTTAAGAAAAAGCCGTCACGAGGAAAGAAAGAGGCAACAGAAGTCCAACAGATGTCATTGTTCTAAAGTTATGGATGATGTTTTATCAGGTAAGATTTGTCCCTATTGTGGTAATCCTACCGAGTATGTGGATAGTTCTGTTATTTATGGGTGTTCTTATGGTATGATTTATCTTTGTCGTGATTGCAGGGCTTATGTTGGAGTTCATAAAGGTACGGACCAGGCATTGGGACGATTAGCAAATGCAGAACTAAGGGAAGCCAAGAAAGACGCCCATTTCTATTTCGACCAGATAGCCAAAACTAATCTTATCAATAAGATTTGGAAAGAGCATATTCCCAATACCTCAAATAGAAATAAGGCCTATTTGTGGTTATCCATTCAATTAGGAATACCACGTGAAATATGCCACATAGGAATGTTCGATGTAAAAGATTGTAAACGAGTAGTTGAACTGTGTAAACCATTAATAAAGCTATGAAACCACGTACTAAATTGCAAAAGGAAGTCGCCGAGCTGAGTGAAAAGTTGGGTGAAATCTCCGAATCTCCCAAAAATTGGGCAAAAGAGCACTTGTTTGCTCACACTGCGTATAAATGCAAGGATGAACTTTGGTGTTCAGAATGTGGTAAGATGTGGATAAATACCGATAATAGCGAGTTGGGTACTATCCTTTTGGGTGATAAGACCGAATGCCCTTATTGTCACCATAAATTGGACGTAACAGTAAGTCGTAAGAGCCAGAATAAAGAGGAAATCTACATGGACATACTGCAGGTTGTAGGTGGCTTTCAAGTTATACGTCATATCCTGTGCTGCAAGTATTCTTGCAAAAGTGGTTTTCGTGAGCATCCGATATCAAATCCTTATTACAGTTTCTTTGAGACTGTTCAGGAATGGATTGCAGTTAATGGCAAACGTACCATTATCGCCAGGCCTATGAATATGGGTGGCAATGGATGGTTGTATAGTGAGCCTTTGAGTATAAAGAACGAATACGGTAGCGGTTATTACAATTATGGAGATGTATACTCTATACATGGATGGTTATATAGCAAGATAGAGGTTCTCCCGGAATTAAAGAAACGCGGTATAGGCCGGAATTTTCCCGATGTCAATCCGTCGAGGCTTATACGATCGCTCTTAACCGGTAATAATGATGCCGAACTCTGTTTGAAAACAAAGCAGATGGCAATGCTTAAGCACATGGCTAAAGAGGGGTATTATCAGCTTCGATACAAGCCGTCTTTCAATATCTGTAATCGTAATCATTACATCATCAGGGATGCCGGTATGTGGAATGACTACATCGACTTGCTGCTCTATTTCAAGAAAGACGTACGTAACGCTAAATATGTCTGTCCTAAGAACCTGAAAGTCGAGCATGATTTGCTGATGAATAAGAAAAGGAGTATTGAGGCAAAGCTTCGCAGGGATAGGGAAAGACGGGAAGCAATCCGTCGTGAAAAGGAACGTAGAGAGAACATCATTCAGTTCTACAAGAGAATGGAGAAGTTCTTCGGTTTGGAGATTACAGACGGAAGTATAACTATCCGTCCATTGGAAAGTATAACCCAGTTCTACCAAGAAGGGAAAGCAATGCACCATTGCGTATATACGAATGGGTATTACAAGCGTAATGATTGCCTTATCCTTTCTGCTCGTATCGGGGAAAAACGCATCGAGACGATAGAATTGTCTCTGAAAACTCTTGAAGTAGTCCAATCCCGTGGTGCATGTAACCAGAATACAGAATACCATAAACGTATCATAGGACTTGTCAAAAAGAATATAGGTTTAATTCGTAATAGATTATCAGCATGAAACATATTATCCGAAAAATAGAATACATCACCGGCGATAATCATCGGTGTGAGAAAGTGACGAAGATTCTGCGGAAGCATCTGAATGGCCTTCTTGTTCGTAATTTCACAGACGGTATGAGGTATTTTGTTATTATATCAATGAAATTCCTATTGCGGATTTTCACGAGCTAAAGAAGGGAATATTTGGCTTTAATGCAAAAGAGATTATTCAGAGAGAAATAATCAATTGAGTTTGTTAGTAAAACATGAAAATAAAAGAACCAATGCGAGTATAATTCTATACTCCTCAGCTACTTATAGTAGTGAGTGCCGTACATTGGTTCTTTTATTTATAATAAGGCTATTACGACAAAACAATAACCTTATTTCGCCATTTTATGCATAATACAAAGTATACCATACACAAGGCATAGAAAAATGATTATTTTTTCCATGGTTTAAATATTAAATGAAAAAATCAGTTAAATGAATAATCAGCAAGAAGTAAATCAGCAAAAATAGCTTGTGTAAAAGCCTAAATATTATCAGCTGTAATAGCTGTAGGTTACAGGATTATATATGGCGCCATATTGGCATTAACACTAGGAGTATGATAAGCTATAGGCTTAGTCATTTAAATATTACTAAAGCAGTATTTTATCAACTAGGATACACGAAGGAAAGAAAAAAAAGTGAATATGCAAAATTAAGGAAGAAAAAAATGAAAGCAATAATCATAAAACAGCCGTGGGCTTCTTTGATAGTTCACGGTATCAAAGACATCGAGAACCGTACTTGGAGCTGCTGTGTGCTGAAGGATACAGTTCTATTCGATAAGCCAATTATGAATGTGAAAAGGAAATTGTGATTTTGGAAATATGAACTAAAATCCTAATTTTGCAAAAGATAAGTTTATTCTAAAATTATTGTGTATGAATTTTGATAATATAGATAAAACAGAAATTTTCGATGCCTTTCTGGGGAAATATAGGGATAAAATAGATTTAAATTCTACAATCAGTGTTTATAATTCGGATTGTCAGGGTGGGAATATTGTACAGCAACTTGAATCAACGAACAATGATAGTCCTTATATCTGTGATGTGGAAAACTTCGAAATTATGCGTTCCGAATCCATTTGCTCTGCATGTAATTTTACTCAAAAAGAAGAGTTTGCATTAATCGCGCATGAATTAGGACATCTTAATATTAAATTAAATGACATAGAATGTAACGATACTCAAGATGAAGAATGTAAGGCTGATGATTATGCGGTAAAATTAGGGCTAAAGAGCGAATTAAAAAGTGCATTATCTAAAATGTTAACTTTTTGTTCAGACGATTGGCTAAAAACTTTAGAAATCTCAGATTATGAATCTGATTTAGAAAAAAGAATAACCCGTTTATAATTTTACAGACAACTCCTGTCAGTGCTTTTTGAATACTCGGTAACTGCTTTGTGGCGGTTATCGGGTATTTTATTTGAATAGAGATACTAATAATGCAGCAATGGCAATAATGGTATTAAAAATAAGGAGCCTTTTTTCAATTTTAGCATCTTGACTCTGTTCCCTACGATATTTCTGTTGAGCAAGTATTTCAACCTTTTGGGTTTGCATAGATTTATATTGCTCTTCCATGAGAATACGGTTATTTTGTTCGTCTTTCTTTTTTATATAAGTTGATTGCTCGGAAAGTCCAGAACCTATATCAAAACCTAAATCACTTTTATAAGAATTAAATCCATTCATAATTAATAAGTCTTTATGTAAATGATAAATACAAAAATGATGCCAAAAGGCTATACAATGAAAAAATAATGGAATCTCTGTTTTTTTACTGCCAAATCGTGTCAGTAACTTCTTTGATACCGGATAGTCCGTTCATGGATTATTCGGTATCTTTATTTTGTAAATCAAAATAATAAAGTATGTACGCAGTAAATCAGTATGATGCAATTGCAGAGAGTTACGATTCTCTGTTTAAAGATGAAGTCAGCATTGAGGAGAATAATAAGATAGCCTCGATGCTTTTTGATGTTTCCGGAATTATTCTTGATGTGGGATGTGGTACCGGATTGTTCCTTGATATTCTGAAAGTATCTCCAGATGAATATTTCGGTATCGATCCGAGCAATAAGATGCTTGAAGTTTTTAGGAAGAAGCATCCCGGGTATTATAATCTATGCATCCCGTTTGAGATGTTCAACCTAAAGTTTATGGTATTCAATACCGTTGTCGCCCTGTTTGGTTCGGCCAGTTACATTGAAGTCGAAGCGTTAACGGATATCCCCGAGGAGAAGAATTTGTTCCTTATGTTCTATAAAGAAACGTATCATCCGGTGACTTATGAACGTAGCGGTTGCGAATTGGAATATTATGAACATTCGAGGTGTGAGCTGGAACAAGGCTTTCCTCATTGTGAAGTAAAAGAGTTTGGTAACTATTATATCGTGACTAACGTATGATATTATATTCAGAACAAAATGTGTATGAAGCGGCGAAAGAACGCATAAGGCAGTTATTTTCTATAGGTGGCCGTCTGGGCGTTTGTTTTTCTGGAGGCAAAGATAGTACCGCTTTGCTGCATATCACTTTGGAAGTGGCACGTGAACTTGGTATTCGAAAGCTACCGGTTATGTTTCTTGACCAGGAATGTGAGTACACATATACAGTCGAGTATATGCGTTATGTTATGTCTTTGCCAGAAGTAGAGCCTATTTGGGTACAAGTACCATTCAGATTATGGAACGCCAATAGCGGTGATTGGTTTATTCCTTGGGAACCAGGAAAAGAATGGATGCGTGAAAAAGAGGATATTGCTTTCAAAGAGAATGTATATGATGCTGACAGATTTAAAGACATGTTCAACGCTATTGCATTTCATCACTTAGGAGAAGATTATGTTTCTTTGGGTGGTGTCCGTATTGAGGAATCTCCGGCCCGTCGTGCAGGATTAACAGGCAAGGAGACCCTCCCTGGCATGACATACGGAAAGCGTTGCAGTCATGGAGTAGTTATGTACCCTTTGTATGATTGGTCTTACCGCGATATCTGGTATTATATCTTCTCCAATCGGTTAAGATATAATAAAGCCTACAATTACATTTTCTCAAAAGAGCCGCTACGTTCGGCCAGGGTGTCCTCTCTGATTCATGAGAACAGTAATCAGAATATCCCTTACTTGCAGGAAATTGACCCGAAGGCATATAATGCCATGTACACCCGTATCCCCAATATTGGTACGACAAATCATCTTCTGTTGGATGCCTTTGAAGAGATACGTAATTATCCGAACTGTTTTAAGGATTGGCCGGAATATTTGAAGTATCTCATTGATAACATAGTGGCTGAGGATAAGAATAAAATCATTTTCTCCAATAATCTGAAGACAGTGATTACTAAAGTAGCAAATTGGTCTGATGTAGACCGTCTTGATATTTACCGCGCTTTTGCTCGTGGGATTATTACCGAAGACTTTGAACAGACAAAGTTAAATAACAGATTATTGGTTCATAAATCAAAGTATAAATATGGAAAGGCTAAAAGAAATAATCATCCGGATGCTTGATGAAACGCCGGACAAAATAAACTTTTTGAATGAAGTGAGGCAACTTCTATTTTCCTTGTCCCCGGAGAAAGTAAACCCGGTGGATCGTGTTCTTTGGGTTCCAATGGAAATGGTAAAGGCAAACAACTATAATCCTAATGCCGTGGCAAAGCAGGAAATGCAGTTGCTTTATACTTCCATTCGTGAAGATGGATATACTCAGCCTATCGTTACGATTTGGAGCGAGGAAGAGCAAAAATATATTATTGTAGACGGTTTTCACCGTAACCTCATTGCACGTATGTACAAGGATATTGCCCGACGGAATAGTGGTCGTCTCCCCATTGTGGTTATTGATAAGGATGTCAATGACCGTATGGCATCTACGGTCCGGCATAACCGGGCACGTGGTAAACATTCTGTTGACGGCATGACGAATATCATTTATAACATGATTAAAAATGGAGAGTCGGATGCAGTCATTTGTAAGAAGCTTGGCATGGAACCATTAGAGCTTGTAAAACTTAAGCACATCACCGGCTTTGCTAAGATGTTCAAGAACTACGAATACAGCAAAGCCATTAAAGAAATTATTCATCACACAGATTCAGCAGAGTTATGATTATGGATATACAGAATATTGCAATAGATAAAATCATTCCATATTGGAATAATGCCCGGAACAATAGCAAGGCTATCAAACCGGTAGAGGAATCAATCAAGAAGTTTGGCTTTAACCAACCGCTTGTAGTAGATAAGAATCTTGAAATCATTGTCGGCCATACACGATACTTTGCTCTCTTAAATCTTGGATATAAGGAAGTACCTTGTATAGTCGCTGATTTGGACGAAGAAAAGGCACGCCAGTATCGTATTGCTGATAATAAGACATCGGAGTTTGCATCATGGGATGAAGATAAACTGATACGTGAACTTAGGACTATGAATGTCCCTGCAGATATGCAAGATTTCTTTTTTGAGCCAATAGAGCAGTTACTCGGATTTGATGTAAACTTTACTCCGGCAGATGATTATGCAACAGAAGATATGCAAGCAGAGGAAGTACAGCGGGAGTTCAGTCAGGAAATGGAACGTCAAGAGAACGAGGCTTTCAAAAAGAAAACGGAACGTATTGAAGAGAACTTAGAGCAAGAGAAGACCGAATATATTGAAATGGCATGTCCCCATTGTGGAGAAATAATCAGAATGAAGAAGTGATATGGCAGCACCAACGGGAAATAAATTTTGGATGTTAAGGAGTAAGCATGGGAGAGATAAACTCTTTTCCACGCCGGAACTTTTGTGGGAAGCTGCATGTGAGTATTTCCAATGGTGCGATGAAAATCCTTGGCTTTCCAAAAAAGCTGTTCAAAAGACAGTTCCTGTGAAAAGAAAGAAAGGGAAGAAAGTGGAAACTGTTAATGAGCAGCAAGTGCAACAAGAAGTTTCCCCGACTTCCCGTCCATACTCCCTTACCGGATTTTGTATTTACGTAGGCGCTTCATCCAAATGGTGGAGCACCTTTCGTACGGAATGTAAAAATAAGAATGACGAAGATTTTTTAGAGGTCATCGCACGCGTGGAAGAAACAATCGAAACGCAGCAGTTTGAAGGTGCATGTGTCGGTGCTTTTAATGCGAATATCATTGCTCGTAAACTTGGGCTTGCGGATAAGCAGGAAGTAGATCATACGAATGCAGGGAAAGAGTTTAAGTCATTTTCATTTCTTCCATATACCAAAGAAGCGGAGAGTGTGAAGTGATGGGAGAGAGAGTCAACATAAAACAGCGTTTAGCCTATAACTATCTTCGTGACGATGTTACGAAGTTCTTATGTTATGGTGGTGCCGGTGGCGGTGGTAAGTCATGGCTCGGTTGTGAATGGCTGATGCAATGTTGCCATTATCTTCCCGAAACTCGTTGGTTTGCGGGGCGAAATAATCTCAAAGACAGTCGAGCATCTATAGCGGTGACATTTGTTAAAGTGGCTAACTCTCATGGCTATCCATATTATCACTTGACAAATGACGGTATCAAGTTCGATAATGGGAGTGAGATTATCTTTTTGGATTTGACATATTACCCCTATAAAGATCCGATGTATGAACGTTTCGGCTCCTTGGAATTTACGGGTGGATGGATCGAAGAGGCGGGTCAAGTGAATAGATTGGCCTTTGAAGTGTTACAGACCCGTATAGGGCGGCACTTGAATGATGTCTATAATGTTCCAGGGAAAATTCTTATTACTTGTAATCCCAAAAAGAATTGGTTATACGATAAATTTTATAAACCATGGAAAGAGCATAAGTTAAAAGATGGTTATGCTTTTGTACAGGCGTTGGTACAAGACAATCCATTTGCAACAGAAGACTATATAAACACTTTGAAAAATACTAATGATAAAGTAACGAAAGAGCGTTTGTATTTCGGCAATTGGGAATATGATAATGATCCGGCAGTACTTTGTGATTATGATGCCATTTGTGATTTATTTGTAAATGAGCATGTACAACCGGTAGGCTTATCAACAGGTTCTTCTGACCTTGCCATGAAAGGCCGAGACCGTTTTGTCAGTGGGCATTGGATAGGTAATGTATGCTATATCAGATTAGACCAGGAATACAGTACGGGCAAATCCATTGAAGCAGACCTTAAAAACATGATGATACAGTGGAGTATTCCACGCAGTATGATGATAGTTGATAGCGATGGGCTGGGGAGTTATCTTGAAAGTTATCTGAATGGTATCAAAGAATTTCATGGCGGTAATCGCCCGATTAATCCGGAGTTTGACAATCTGAAATCAGAGTGCGCTTTTAAGCTCGCAGAACTGATAAATAACCGACAGATAAGGATTATATGTACGGAAGCCCAAAGAGAGCGTATAATTGAAGAATTAGGAGTTTTAAAGCAAGACCATATAGATGCTGATACCCGAAAGAAAGGAATAATCAGTAAAGAGAAAATGAAAGAGATTCTTGGTCATTCTCCGGATTATCTTGATATGCTGATAATGGCAATGTTCTTCCGTATCAAGCCAATTCCCAAACGACCAAAAGCAAAATTAGGACAGATATGACAGTAAAAGAATTTTTGATATTAAGTGAGGTGGCAAGCAATGCTATTGAACTGTTGGAGCGGATAAGAAAGCTTCCAAAGCCGGACTTCATTTCGGGAGTTCGTTTGCCGGATAATCTGAATGATGCCACTATTGGGCAACTTATGGGGCTGCAATCTATATCAAGCGATATTGATTGCATAATGATGCCATGTCATGTCCTTTTGGGGTTATCGGTTGAACAAATAGAAGCATGTGAGGTAGAGGATGTTTTGGGCTTTTCCTCATGGGTTACTAAAGAGGTGGAACGGATAACCAAGCTGTTTGAAACAACGAGTGTGGCGCCTACTCCTGAGGAAAAACGTGCGGGTGTGGATCAGTTATCATTTGGCTTGTTTGGGTTGGTGGACTATTATGCAACCCGTATGGGAATTACTGACCATGAGCAGGTAGAAAGTGTTCCATGGGTCAGAGTGTATAAATGTCTTGATATGGATGCAGAGAAGATAAGATATGAACGAAGATTACGTAAAATTTATCAAGATAATAACAAATGAACACAAGTGTAGAGAGGAAAATAGCGTCTGTTGCAGAAAAGCTGAAAGACATAACCTATTTGTTTGATAACTGGGCGACGGCTAACGTCCGGTTGGATAAAATGCCATTACCGGCTATGGTTAACTTACTGCCTGTATCCGGTAAGTTCGTTATATCCAGAACACAGTTGAAGGATTGCCCTAACTGTATGATAGCATTTGCAGATAAGACAAGGTTTGATTTCGACGGGGTGGAGAATGATAAGGTTATTGAGAGGTGCAAAGGATATGCCGTACAGTTTATCAAAGAACTGAATAAAAGCGGACTGTTTGAGTGGGTGAGTGATGAAGTACCTTACTCCATATTTTACGATAAGTTGGATGTGAATGTTACTGGGATAATGATAGAATTGAAACTTAAAGAGGTTCAAGGAGTACCTATGTGTTAGTTATGGAAGATAGGAGAAAAGAAATAAAAGGTATTCTGATTGAGGAGTTGGACAGTCTTCGGCAACGTATCATTGAGAATCATATACGGGCTGGGCAGCGTGCAAGTGGAAGGACTATCAAAAGCTTGCATGTTGTGGTAGATGATAATCATGGCTTCTTGTTTGGTAGGCAGGCTTTCGGCGTATTGGAAACGGGACGCAGACCGGGGAAAGTTCCTAAAGGATTTTATAAGATTATCCGGCAGTGGATGATGGATAAGGGGATTCAAGTAGAGAAGCCTAAGTCTTTTGCATACCTCGTAGCTCGGAAAATAGCTCGAGAAGGTACTGAACTATATCGGACAGGAAAGCATGAGGACATATATTCAAAAGATATTGAACTAACAATACAAAATATAATGAATCGTGTATTTGGTATTTTCTCAAAGGATGTACAACATATAAATTTGAATAACAATGCGAACAGCAATATTTGAAAATAATCATCAGATATGGTATCCTGATGCTGTGTGCTTCTGTTTTAATCCACAAGAGATAACAGTTCAAACTAATAATACAGTGACTATCAGCATTGCGGCCAATGGGAAAAAATATACAGATGTAAGGAGTTCTTATTCAGGAAAAGTATATGCTGATATTTCGTGTTATATGCGTTCTTTCTTTTCTGTTGATACTTCATTGTTACAGTCAATTCGAGTGTCGGTAACGGTTTCTACGAGTGTTGATAATTTTAGTTTTACTACTGATAGTATTTGGGGAGCAATTAATATTGGTGAGGTATTTAATGCACCTCGTGTAGTGAGATGGTTCCGAAAGTTTCCTTTTACTTTCTCATTGTTTGTGGCTGAGGGAGCGACTGTTCGCTTTCGTTATGACCAAAATAGATATGTTACAAAAAACTTATCCGCAGGATTAAATCACATCAATGTTGCAGGATTGGTTCCGTCAGCTAAAGATTTTGCGGTAATTCGTCTGGATGAGGATTTGCCTGCCAGTACATTTGAATACACGTTTGATAATACGTTTACTCCGATAGGTGATGGGGCTGTTATAAATAGGTTGGTAGTAGATTCTTCAGAGTGTGGTATTTATCTTCGTTGGATAGATAGACATGGTTTTTATCAGTATTGGTTGTTCCAGATTGGGGACAATATATTGCAGGTAAGTACAAATGGTGAATTGCTCTATCAAACTTTTTCGGACAACAAATATGCTTATTATGGGGTATCACGTCAATCTAAGAAAATGCAGAAATCTATAAAGGCTTGTGCTACACTTATAGATCAGGACACATTTGATATGTTGTCTACTTTACATACATCTCCTTTAATTGATTTGTATCATGAGGGGAAATGGTTCCCTGTAAGATTGGCAACGGGAACAGTGAATCATCTACGGAAACCTCTACAGGATTTTGAAATTGAGATAATGTTACCAGAAATAATATCACAGATCTTATGAAAAAAGAATTATTTATTGATGGTGTAAAGGTTGATTTGGGAGAGGATACAAAAATCACATTAAATCTTAAAAGCAATTTGTTTTCTGATTTAGGTAAAATTGTCAGTAATAATAGCTATACGATAAAACTACCCAAAACAGTACATAATCAACGTATCATAGAACATGCTGATATGCCTTCATGTAGTACTGGGTACCCAAGAAAATACCACCAAGCAAGATATTTCCGTAACGGAGTAGAGATAATCTCAAATGCCAAGGCTGTACTCCTATCGGTTTCTGATACCATTGATATTGCCATTACATGGGGAAATATAACGGTATTGGCAGGTATCGTAGAGAATAATAAATCTCTGAATGAACTTGTTGATAATGGTTATTATATGACTTGGAGGCGAGAAATCAGTAATTATCAATATTGGAATTCCTTTATTGTTTCTGATATGAATATGGGGATAAGAAGCTTTGATACTTTAAACTATGTGCATCCCAGTGTAAGGGTTCGTTGGATATTAGACCGTATATCCGCTGATAATGAACTTGGCTTTTTATTCTCAAATGATATTGTGGAAAGATATATTAGCAAGTTGATTGTTCCATTATTGACGCGTCATGGTCGAGGGTTTGATGTAAATAATCAATTTGGATTGGCTGCGAGATATAATAACGGAGTAAGATATGACTATTACTTGACTGCAATATTGAAAGATGCCTATGCTAATAGTTTTTTGGCGGTAATCAATGCCGGTACCAGTAATTCGGGAATAAAAATTCTCAAAGAAAGTACTAAGATTAGAATATCGGCAAGAATGTTTTTTGATTTTGCTAGTACGGTTCCGGTAAATCCTGCTTTTGTGGTATATAAAGTGATGGATGGGAGAGCTGAAGAAGTGTTTTCTGCTGATGCTTCTGAATTACAAGGAAAAGGTGGGCAGACTTGGACTGCGTATTTTGATTTTGAGGATGAAACATCTGCATTATCAGAGGGGGATATTATTTATTGTGCTTTCCGTGATACGGGATATTTTGTTAATAATTGGGGAACAGATTCTTTTTCTCTTACTTTAGCACCCTATATTGACGAAGCGATAGTAGAGGGGCAGGGGAGCGATGGGTATTACCCCATAATACCCAATCTGCCGGATATAAAGCAGGTTGATTTTATTAAAACGATTGCTGCAATATCCGGAACATTTGTAGTCGTCGTTAACGATACTACTTTGGGCTTTTTTTCTGTGGATGATATTATATCGAATCGAAATAAGGCATACGATTGGACGCGTAAAGTGGTTGCTCCTTTCAAAGAAAATAAACCACAAGAAATTAGTTACTCGCTTGAAGATTTTGCGCAAAAGAATTTACTTACATGGAAAGAAGATAATACAGTAAAGGGTGATTATAATAGTGCCTTGTATGTGAAAGATGAAACAATTGAGGTTGAACGTACTGCTATTGAACTTCCATTTGCCGCCACTGATATGTCTTTTGGCAGAGCTTCTATTCCATTGTATGAATATTCCGGTAGTGAGACTGTTGGGAAAATGAATAGTGTAGAGCCACGGTTATTGGTTGAGGTGGATAATAACGGAAAGTCTAAAGCGTCATTCGAAGGGTTGAGGTGGGACACTTTGGTAAACAGAAATTATGAATCATACCAGAAAATTATTCGTAATCCGATTGTGATTAGCGAAAAGGTTGAAATTAGTGATATTGAGTTGAAAGAGTTAGATGTGACTATTCCTGTTTATTTAGGTCAATATGGTAGATATTATGCTATATTATCTGTAAAGGCAGAAGATACGGGGATATGTGAGTGTAAATTATTGCAATTGGAAGTGTAACT